GCTGGTTGTATGTTGCTGAGGCCATGTCCGCCGCTGGCGCTTTTCCCATTTGTGTGGGTGAGCGCCGCGGCGCTCGTGAGATGATTATGGAATCTTCCTCGGGTAAGAGGTTGTGGGATGCTTTGGTTCGTGCAAATGAGGAGGGTCCTCCGCGCATGACCAAGTCCTACAATCTGAAGGCCAATGAGACTCTTGGTGCAGGAAAAGCTCCTCGCACCATTGCTTCGATTGAGCCGTACATCTTGGCTTACACCGCGCCCTGGTCACGCTCCATGACGACCATTCTCAAGAATCATTGGGATGGGTCTTTTCATTTTTCCGCTCAAGGGCGCTCTTGCGTTATGTTGTATTGCGCAGGCCTTGGAATTTCTGAGGTTTTGCGCCGTGTCAACTTTTTGTCTGCGCATTCATCTGCTTTTATGGTAGCTGGAGACGATATGTTAATGCACTTTCGCGCTCTCCTTTTGGAAAGTGATGCGAGTATGTGCGACATTACGCTGGGCGCAGGCCCTTTGCTCTATGCCGATTTTGTTGTCATGAAATCGATGGGGCTCCCTGTTGACGTTATAAATGTTTTGATGGACATTTCTCGCGTGCCCATTGTCGTTTTGCCGAAGGCTAGCAATGGGTTTTTGTCTGTTCAGTGCAAGTTGCCTCCGCAAAATTGCACGGGCACGACGATCACCAGTGTTGGGACTACTTGGCGCATTGCTATGGTTAATGTCTACCACATGGTGTATTCTCCGCACGCTGATTTGCGCGCGTCCGCGTTGGACATGGGAATGTCTTTCAAGGTCAAGGTTGTGACTTGGGAGCAGGCCACTTTTTTGCGTTGCCATTTTATTCGCAACCAGGACGGAGCGTTGGAGATGACCAACCTCCCGTCTCTGATGTTAAAAATTTGCAAGGTCATGAAGGACCCGGTGGCGCTTACGCGCTTGCCCGTTGTCCAGGCGTACCAACAGTATGCCTATGGCCTCTCGCGCTCCATTTTCGTGTCCCGCCAGTATCCGATGTTGGGGGCCATGTTGCGTCTTTATGATCGCATGGGGCGAGACCACGGCGTCCACGCGGACGTCCATGAGTCCAACTGGGAGTACAAATTGCAGCCTGGTCCTTTAACCGCTGATGTTGGTGCTCCCGGCGACTCTCGCGCGCAGGCCGTTGCTTTCGTTTTTGAGCGTTATGGGCTCACTATGTTTGACATTCTCGAAATCGAGGCGCTTTTTGACGCCGTTGACGTTTTGCCGTGCCTGGCC